GACGCTTTTAAAAGGAAAATAATATGGCCGTTTTAAATTCTAAGTACCCTACGCTTCTTGACTTGGCAGTTATGCCTGAGAACAAAGATGTTGCCGATGTTGTAAATCTTCTTGTTGAGCAAAACCCAATTCTTGAAGATGCTCCGGCGTTTGAATGTAACAGAGGTTTATCTCACGAAACTACAGTTAAGACAGGTCTTCCTGAAGTAACTTGGGGTCGTCTTTACAAAGGTATTCCTGCAGGCAAAGGTTCTATGCAGACTGTAAAAGATACTACAGGCTTCGTAAACTCTGCTGCAGAGGTTGATACTCGTTATGTAGACATTTTCGAAAAAGCTGAAGAGAAAGCTTCTGCTCGTATGGAAATGGCTGCTGATCACCTTGAAGCAATGGCGCAAGAAGCTGCTACAGCTATCTTCTACCACGACTCTTCAGTTGATCCTTCTAAGCCAATGGGTCTTTCTCCGCGTTTTAATTCTTTCAGCGCTGAAAACGGCTCTCAAATTATTAATGGTGGCGGTACTGGTAACGATAACACTTCTATGTGGATGATCACTTGGGACAAGCGTTCTTGTCACTTGATCTACCCTAAAGGTCATAAAGCAGGTATCGAGCGTAAAGATCGCGGTATCATTCCTGCTACAGATGCTAGTGGCGATCGCTTCATGGTTTATCGTGAAGAGTTCTCTTGGCACTTCGGTTTAACAGTTCGTAACTGGCAATACCTCACACGTGCTTGTAACATCGACGTTTCTGATCTTCAGATCAATGCTTCGACTGGTGCAAACATTGTAAACTTACTTACTGAAATGTACTACGCTCATAAAGGCAGAAGATCTAGCATGGGTAAAACATTCATCTATATGAATACTACTCTTGTTAAATTCTTGGATTACCAAGCTCGTCTTGAGCAAGGAACTAACTTGTTCCTTACTTTCGATAAGTACGGCCCGAATGCTAAAGAAGTTCTTATGTTCAGAGGCATTCCTATCCGTGAGTGTGATGCGATCCTTAACAGCGAAGATGCAGTAGTTTAATCCCTACACCAAAAAGAGGTTTATATGATTTTAGATCAACTATCAATTTTCTCAGATGCGCAAGCAATCACTGCTTCAGCGCCATCTCAAAATGTTTATGACCTTGGTGTACCGGGCGTAGCTGCTTACAACCAAGTTCAATTAAAGCGTAGCTTCCCAAAAAGTGCGCATATCCCACTTCTAATCCAAGTTGTTGAAGACTTCGCAGGATTAACATCTTTGAAGATTAAAGTTCAATCTGCTTCAGATTCAGCTTTCTCTTCTCCTGTTGATCACATCTGTCAAGAAGTTGCTCTTTCTAGTCTTAAAGCAGGATTCATCTCTTCTATCGACAAGGTACCTTCTGAGATCAATAACCAGTTCATCAGAGTATTCTTCGAAGTATCAGGTGGCCCGGCTTCTGCAGGAAAAGTTACTGCCGCTATCGTCGGAGCAGTTGACGAGTCTTACAAAGGTTAATTAGAATAATCTTAAGATCATTAACGGACACGCCCTTGCGGCGTGTCTTTTTATTTATGGGGGATATATGGCTCAAGATAAAGTGTCAGTCGTAGTTGAAGCAATTGCAGTCGGATACTACAAAGGAAGAATCATTCGCGAGGGTGAAAAATTTCTATTTGAGGGAAAGCTAAACAATGGTAAATTTCCATTATGGGTTAAAACCCCAGAAGACTATAAGCCTGCTAAAAAAGCAGCTAAGAAGCAATCGCAGGAAGTCGAAGATCTAGTATAAATCTAAGGGGCAGGATATGCTTTATAAAAACGATATTGCAAACCTTGCTCTTGGTCGTTTAGGTGTTTCACTTTACGTATCCGATCTTGAAACTGAGAATAGCCAACAAGCCAAAATAATCAGGCGTCATTTTAGAATGGCGCTTGATACTTTACTTGAAATGCACGATTGGAATTTTGCCACTCAATACTCCTCATTAGTTCTTTATCAAGAAGATCCTACTCCGAATTATCGCTTTGCTTATCTTGCACCTGCCGATGCTTTGGTGATCAGAGAGATTGCTAGAGAGGGATCCTTTTCATATACGCAACAGTATGAGGATGAGAAAGAGAAATGGCATCAGGTATATTCCAATACGGGCATTCTGATTTATTCAAATGTCATAGACGCTCACGCAAAATATACCACGCGCATTCCTGATAATATTGCAATGCCTACGCACTTTGGTAGGGCGTTAGCGGCGCAATTGTCCATGGACATTGCACCTTCTCTAATCACCAATAACTTTGGTAAGATTAGAGATACACTTAACTCCGATGCTAGAATAGATATATCTCGCGGTATAGCTGACGATCTAGGCAGGCAACCTCAACCGGAGGAATCACTTAGTCCGTTCATTCGTGCTAGGTATAAATAGATTATGGCATCAGGAAAACAACTATCTTTTTCTTTTGGTGAAATATCTCCATCGCTTAGATTTAGGTCAAATGCAGTATCATATTCTTCAGGTTTATCTAAGCTCAGAAATATGTACACTCGCAGGCAGGGAGGAGTCAGTAATCGTCCTGGCCTAGAGTTTGTTAAGATCTCTGAATTTCAACAAGACATCCCTGTTGAAGGCGGAGATGCAGGGATTAGAGGATTCACTTTTTGGGATGCCAACTCAAAAGAATGGAGAATCTATGAGTATGGTAAAACATATAATCCTGCAAAAGATAGATTAGAATATGGTTTCCAAGTAACATCTCCAACTGTATCGCCGTTTAATATATTCGCAGGATCTTCAGGAAGTGATGCTCAGTTTTTAAAACCACTGCCTAAAGACATACAACTAACG